TTTACTCTTGCACAAGATATAACGTTCGAAAAAATAACAGCCGGCACAGAAGAAGTGACACCTATAGATACACCGTTAGCGCATGAAGGTACTATAGAAGAATATCCTCTTATATATCCTATAGGAGAAAATTTTGAAATAATAAATTTACTACCAGGTGCCCTTACAATTATAGATCATTTTAATATTTCTGTATATGTAAAAGAAACAAATAACCAAAATAAATGGTATGAATGGAAGCGTGTACCTAGCTTATTTTTATCAAACCCTAACGATAGACATTTTGAAGCTCGGTATAATGAAAATAAAAATTATGAATTAAAATTTGGAAATAGTGTTAATGGCAAAAAATTAATTTTAGGGGATGCTATAGCAATATACTACTTAAAATCATCCGGAACGGGTGGTAAGATGACAAAAAATGCATTAGCAAATGCATCTGTAAATATTTATAATAACGCTCGATATGATGCAATATTTGCTGATGTAAAAGATACTTCTCTTAATTATATTAGTATTGAAGAGAGTGTCGGAGTTACTATTACCAATTCAGAAGATAGTACTGATTTCGGAGAAGAGGAAACCGTAGCAGATATTAAACAAAATGCTCCTAGGTTCTTTAGTTCAGAATATAGATTAACTACAAAAGCAGATTATAAAACATTTCTAAGCCGTAATTATAAAAATTTAATATACGACGTCACAGTCCTTAATAACAGTGACTATATAAATGATTATTTAAAATATCTTAATAATGATCTTGGATTAACTGATTTTTCAGAAGATACTAATGCATTAATTAACCAATATTATTATGCAGATAGTGCTGATGCAAATAATATATATTTAAGTATAGTACCTAATTTACGCAAAAACAGGTCAGTAGTAACTAGAGCAAATTATCTATCACCATCTTTAAAAGAAAAAATTCAAAGAGAAATTACAGCGTACAAATTATTAAACAGTGAAATTTCTTTTATTGATCCAGTATATTTAAATTTAGATTTTTCAGTACGATTAAATCAAGAGCCTAAAAAAATATCATACCGAGATTATACTGAATTTCATATAATTAAAGAAGCAAGAGCATTAATAAGTACTGAAGAGCTAAAATCAAAAGTATGTAGTATTATTACTACATATATTAACACCTTAAAGCTCGGCGACACAATTGATATAAAATATCTAAATAACGAAATTCAAAATATCGACGGAGTTGTCGACTTTGTAACAAAACGTACGGATGTAGGCGTTGAAACTACAGGAATATCATTGTGCGTATATAATCCTATATATAACGGAAAAGATATAAAATTTATTGATACCGTATTTAAATTACGACCATATCAAATACCTTATATAGAAAACGAACAAGCATTTAAAAGTAAAATTAAAGTAACAAGTACACTATCTAATAAAGCAGTAATAGAATATTAATGAGCGATTCAATAAGTAATAATAATTTTCCTACAACTATACCAGTACCGCTTTCTATTACTGTAAATACATCCGCATCACCTCCACCGATAGTAACTGGACATCCGTTATCAAATACACACTCAGGGTTTACTCGTATATCTGAATTTACATTATTACCAGCGATAATCGGTGAAAATATATCTATACAAGATTATTTTCCTGATGGTTTATCCAACAGTACTGCAAAATGGGATTTTGGTGATGGATATACTCTTAGTGGTACAGATAATTTTACAGCAACACACACATATAATGTACCGGGAATTTATACAGTATCAGTCTATTTATATAATAAAGACGGTGAAGCGTCATTTAGCTCTTTAACAGAAACAATATCAGTATATAATTATGCAGATACACATTTAGCAGTTGATACATCAAATATTACATATCAAGACGGATTAAGTTCTCGAGTTATGACGGCTAGTCAGAAAAAGACTTTTAATTTAGGAGTAACAGCCTCATGGCAAGATGTACCTAATCCTACTCTTCAAGACCAAACAATATTTTTCACAGCAAGTGGCAGCAAAACAAAACCATATGATTTTAATAATAAATATGCGCATTTAATACCATACAATGCATTCTATGATATTAATGATAATCGTATTAATAGTATTAATGGTTTAACCACTATATTAAACCCTCATTACTTTTATGTTAATACAGATAATACTATAACTCGGTCATTAGAAAAAGACATTACAACAAATACTGCAGTATTATTATATTCAAGTACTGATGCGGTGCAGCAGAAAGGCACAGGTGTTACTACAATATCTAATCCTACAAAATTTAGCTACTATGATGATATACCAACTGAACAAGTTAATCTATTAATTAAATTAAATACAAGCAACCATAAATTAAAAAGCTTTTATGTAGACGGAGTAGAGGTTGATATTAATACAAGTGGATTAAATTATCAAGAAACAGATATCGCTAGAGCTCGTGTAAGATCAAAAGCAACTATTAATGAAAGAACAAGTACTACGCTCGGAGTACCTGTTAAAATTTTAGCACCATTTACAAGTCGATTATCTTTCACATCTACTGGCATGAAAGAAATGTCAGGTATACAATATAAAAGACAAGGTGATAAATTTCAAGTGTTTGTTGCATTAGCAGACGATAAATTAAACATAGGAAAATATTATTCACCATTTTTCCATGAACCAATTAATAATTTTATAACTTTAAATAATGGTAATTTTACATCGGCACTATCAGGAACATCTGCAGACCCATCAACTTGGACTACCGATGGTCACGATGGATGGGAATACGGGTCGGCAGGTATAGATGGAGGATTAAATGATTATCCTATTTCAGGTATATATAGATCAGGCTGGACGTGGGATAACGGATATGCCGAACATATTGACATGGATGACTCAACCGGGAATCCATCTGGAATCGCTGATAATTTATACCAAGATATAAATACAACTCTCGGAAATGAGTATAAAATTACTTTAACTATATCTGGTTATAGTGGAGACGGACATATAAGAGTATTTCTCGGTACTAGTGATCCTACCCCACCATACTATAAAGAAGGGTTAAAGGGAGATGGAACTTATACGATACTTGTTGATGCCGATATGAATGCACCGCAGAGACTATTCATACAAGCAAGCCCTGATTTTGTAGGTAAAGTAGATAATATTTCACTAGATATTTGTCAATTTTATTATAACTGGAGTGACGGTAACACAACAACAACAAGTAATATAAGCAGTGTAAGTACTACTAACCTACCATTTAATACGACATCAAACGCAACAGAATTAAGTAGTTTTTTATATCTTAATATTGATCCGCTCGAAGCTGGAACATGGACATTAAACATAACTGGAAGATTAGATTCATTTGTAAGTAATCCTGCGACATCTATTGGTGAAATAATTGATTATGATCCCGATGGGCCGCTTGGTCCTGTATCAGTAGGGATCGGGGTAACAGTTCCTCCAGGAGTTGTTGTTAATAATTTAATTACCGGTTCTTATACTTTTACAGTTTTTCCTTCTACAAACGATACTGAAGTTTATAAAATTAATGAAGATATAGATTATTCAGAAGTACTTAAAAGTTATAGATTTCAATCTTTGTTAACCGAATATGATAACTTATTCGATGGTGTGTTTACTTCGTTTGTAGGAGCCGCCAGCTCAACACCGACGTCATTCGGTAAAACAATTGTAGAAAAAATAGCAAATTTTACTATGAACAATAGCGATGTTGATTTTTGTAAAATTGAAAATATAAAATCCTTCTATGCTTTTTTAAATGAAGAGATAGATTTTACAACACCAGCACCACCTCCTGAATTAAAGAGATTATATAATCTATTTAGTATAAAAATTTCTAAACTATTAGGAGAGTATCAACGGGTTAATGAAAATTTTGATACACACTTTTATACTTCCTCTGCTTATGGTAGAAATATCGATCTTACAAGCCCGATTACATCATTAACATATGAAGTAACCGCCGGAACTAATTTTATTGCTAGACAAAAATTTAATAATCAATATATTTTTATTAAACCCCAAACCGTACCTACAATAAGAGTTGATGGTTCATCTTCAGGAGTATCAACTACATATCCTCTCTCTGCATATAATGTATATAATAACTGGGGTTGGCCGTTAGATACAACAATAAGTGGTGCTTCCGGGTTGGATTTATTTTATGAGTTTTATCCATTTGTATCATATGATACTACAGAAAATACGTATATTCAAAACAATATTATAGATTTTAATAATACATATAATTCAGTCACCCGATCCCAATCATCACTCAGTGCCAATTGGGAACATGAAAATGGTATAGTGTTTAAGAATGTAGATTATCAAATTAGAAAAGGATTACAATTATAATGATTGAACAATATAATACAACTACCCCATTATCATATTTAGAGTGGAAATCACATTATGAAGATAGTTATGATTCATCTGATCTACCTGTATTATATAATAATTATTTAGCTGATTGGAAGGAAGAGAAAGTAACAAGAACAACAGTTACAGCTGATTATACTAAAACTATATATAAACAATTTTTAAAAAATATAAATCTTAGTACCTTAAGCAGCGACATACATATATTTCTTAATAGACTCGATACAGATAATATTTATGAATTAGAATTAGCAGTTCATTATTATTCTAATATAATAAAAGACCAATTAAAGAATATTTGTAGTATAAGAGAAGAACTCCAATTTACTAAAACAAAAAATAAACTTAAATCCTCTAGAAAAGGGATTACAAGTTACCTTAAAAACTTCATTCTAAAATTACTCAGTAACAAAGAGTTTGTCACTGAAGGTACTGACACACATATTACTGATATATCTATAGAAAGAATAGCGAATAATATACAAATTAATTTAGATACATATGTCGCTGATAGCTTCGTATATAGCGACAATAAAGTAAATAAGAATCTGATTTTAAATATGAACACTAGAGTTATAGAAGAAATGTATAATATAACTCAAGTGTTATCTATTAATAAAGATAATAAACCTCTTAAAATCAGAATAAATAATACTTCTTCTCCGAATAGTATAGTTGGTATAAATCAACCCTTTACTAATTGGGAACGACTACCAGTTAGATATTTTAAAGACGAAACTAAAACTATAGAAAATTTAAAATTTATTTTTGAGAGGGGGCTAATTGAAAAATATTTATCTAATGATTTGTACTATTTAGAAAGTAAAAATAAAACATTAATTAAATTATTTGAACATGAAAATACTACAAATAATCTTTCTCAAAGATATAAACCTAATTTATTCGTACAATTAACTGATATTAAAAACAAGCAAGTATTTCCACAGCAATTATGTTTTTATAACGCAGGTATCACTCCGTTTTATTCAAGTAACTTAACGTTTACAATAAATATGTCTGCACTTAACGGACAAAATTATATTATACCTGATCCATCGAAATTTCAACCAGGTGTAACAACTACAGGATTTGTTAAGGATAGTATTACTGGTGAAATAATTAAAAACCTAACAAGCAAGCGGAAGGTACCAATAACTTTTAGCAATAAAACTGCACACTTTAAAAATACTAATGTAGGTACATCTACTAATATTTATAATAATAAAATTTTACGTAATTATGGATATCAAAGTAAAGAGAATAGTATAGATTATTCACACACAGGTATTAATAGAAAAGAAGATAATATAAGTTTTTGGGACAATGATAAAACTCATGTTGTATGGCAAAACACTGATACATATCCAATAGAAGGCTTAAATATATATCCCGAATCCTCACGACTTGAAGACTTATTAATAACAAATAAAACTGGAATAAAACTAAAAAGTGATATTTATGGTAATGAGTTCCTTTTTATTAAATCAGTATACCCTAAAAGATTAGCTGGTATTGATTATATTCCAGCTCCAGAGTCAACAGCAAGTGCATGTATAACTAGTGCAGAATATTATGATGGTTTGTTTTTTAATCCGCTTCTTTCAGCATTGAGTGCCGCGTATTATGAAACACACAATACATTATTAGATGGTATTACAGCAATATATGATACGTTTGTTTATAATGATACACCAAGCTGTGATAATGGTAGTGCGGAATTATTTTCAGCTCCTTTAACAGATTATTCGTGTGATACTTTATTTACAGACGCGCTTTCATGTGGTTCAGTCTCAGCAACATCTGCTATAGACTGCGGCTCTTTTCTTAATCATCCAGGAGATTCAACTGATTTATTAATGGCATATTTTCAAGAAACAACTGTACCGTATTTTACGATAGATACAACAGCTATATATTCCAACAGATCTACATCTTATGAAAGCACCACTCTCAATAATTTTGCTACTAGTGCAGTTCATTTATTTGAACAACAATATGTAAGTGCAGGTGAGATTTATGTAAGAAATGCAGGCACTCAATTAGTATCACCACTATCAGCAGCCTTTAGTGATATATTTAATAAGCATACCAACTCGACAAAATCTAATATTTTAACTAGCAGTAATATTTTAGATTTTGACATTATAGAGAATACAATATATATACAAACATCCGCAGAGACAATAACTGAAAAATATAAATTTAAAAAGAATAAATTTAAAATCGATGCGAGCTCGAAAACGATAATAATCTAGTAAATAATTTAAATGTTCGAAACGAAACAATCAGATGTATTTTATAATGAACAAACAAAACAAATGTTTGTTTGTACTG